GCTCAAACGCCAACGCTGGGGCAATTCAGGCGGTGTCTGCGACGGATGTTGTTATCTCCAACAACATTATTGACCAATGGCAAGGCAGCGCAATCCTAGTTACATTGGCTGGGGGTGTTGTTGACGGCAACATCTTTGGCGCAAGGTCAAGTGCTGGCGACACTGTAGGGCGGTGCATTTCGGAACAAGGCCCGACAATAAAAAGACTGGTTCTCACCGACAACGTACATTCGCCGGGGGCGGGAACGGCGGCGCTTGTCGGGTTTAGTCAAGTAGGCTCCGCAACTGTCCGTCCTGTTTTGTGCGGTAATAACTTTTCAGCCGCAGTTTCTGCGTTCAGCCTTTCCTCTACGGGTTTTTCTTTGGGGACAGACGTAGCACCAATTATTACTGATACCGGCGCTGGCACTGATTTGGATGTTAGCGCATTTAACGGCGGCAATGGCGTTGTTCTGTTAAACAGCGGTGCGCCTCGGACTATTAACACATTTACAGGAGCTGTCGCTGGGCAACGCATTTTGTTTGTTAATATCGGCGCAGGGTCTCAAACAATTACACGCACGCAAGCGGCACTTAACGGAAGCGCAAATCAGGTTTTGGCTACCAAATACGCATTGGAGTTAACATGGCTTAGTGGCACAGAGCCTCGTCAAGTAGCGCCAATGTCGACTAACGGCTAACGAGATTGCCAGACCACAACAAATGATGTAGTCTGGCCTTTAACCGTACTGGTGCGGAACATCAGGCGACTTGAAAGGGTCAAAACACATGGACGATAACGTCCCCAACGAAGCGGAAGTACCCGCGCCAGAACTCGAAGCCACGGCAGCAGTCGAGCCTGTAGAAAACGAAACGCCGGAAACGCCTGCCGAGCAGGAAGCGACCAAAACCTTCACACAAGAAGAACTGGACGCAATTGTCGGTAAGCGCCTTGCGAGAGAGCAACGCAAGTGGGAACGAGAGCAAGCACAACGTGCTGCGGAACAGGAAGCGAGACGCACGACGCAGTCGTACGACGACCTTTCTCCCGACCAGTTTAACAGTTACGACGACTATGCCGAAGCCTTGGCGGAACGCAAAGCGGAAGAACTGATAGCACAGCGGGAAGTGCAGCGGCAGTCGCAGGCTCTGCAAGAGCAATATTACGAACGTGAAGAAGGCATCCGGGACAAATATGACGACTTCGACCAAGTCGCGTACAACCCCAACCTTCCCGTCACCGAGATTATGGCTCAAAGCATACAGGCTTCCGACGTTGGCCCCGAAGTCCTTTATTGGCTCGGCTCCAACCCCAAAGAAGCAGACCGTATCGCCCGCTTGAACCCAATCTTGCAAGCAAAGGAAATCGGGAAAATTGAGGCTTCATTGACCTCAAATCCGCCGGTCCGAAAAACATCGACCGCCCCGGCACCGATTGCTCCTGTCACGCCGCGTGCTTCTGGCACGCCCGTATATGACACTACTGACCCACGGTCTACCAAGACCATGTCAACGTCGGAGTGGATTGAAGCGGAAAGGCTGCGGCAGATGAAACGGTACGAGGCACAACGTCACCGCTAATTTGGGAACATTACCATGTCTAACTCAATTCTTACTATTGACATGATTACTCGGAAGGCTCTGGAAATTCTGGAGAACAACCTTGTACTCACGCGTAACGTAAATCGCCAGTACGACGACAGCTTTGCTGTTGAAGGTGCTAAAATCGGTTCAACCCTGCGTATCCGTTTGCCGGACCGCGCACTTGTCACTGACGGCGCTGCCCTTCAGGTACAGGACGACAACGAGCAGTTCACCACGCTCACCGTCGCCAACCAGAAGCATATCGGCGTCAACTTCACGACTGCTGAATTGACCATGCAGTTGGACGACTTCGCAGAGCGCGTTCTCAAGCCGCGTATTTCGCAGCTTGCGTCCAGCATCGACGCGGACGTCGCCAACGCGTTCCAGACCATCGGCAACTCGGTCGGCACCCCCGGCACCACGCCAGCTACCTCGCTCGTTTTGTTGCAGGCGCAGCAGAAGCTGAACGAAAATGCTGCCGTCATGTCGCCGCGTTACGCCACCGTCAACCCGGCCGCAAACGCTGGGCTGGTCGAAGGCATGAAAGGTCTCTTCAACCCGACCGACACCATCAGCAAGCAGTTCAAGAACGGCTTGATGGGCACTGGCGTCCTCGGTTACGAAGAAATCAACATGTCGCAGTCGATTAAGCAGTTCACCTGCGGTACGCGCGACGCTACCGGCGGTTCGACTTCGGCTGCCGTCACCACCGAAGGTGCCACCACCATCGCCATCACTGGCGCTGGTAACGGCGACACCATCAAGGCTGGCGACGTATTCACCGTTGCTGACTGCTACGCTGTGAACCCGCAAACCCGCGAAAGCACTGGTTCGCTGTTCCAGTTCGTTGCGCTCTCGAACCTGACCCTTGGCGGTTCGGGCGAAGGCAACGTCACGGTTGCTCCGATGTATTCGGCCGGCCACGCTCTTGCCACTGTCAACGCCCTTCCGGGCAATGGCAAGGCAGTCGTGTTTGTCGGTGCTTCGGGCGGCCAGTACGCGCAGAACCTCGTGTACCACAAGGACGCAATCACCTTCGCCACTGCCGACCTTCTGCTTCCGCAGGGCGTCGACATGGCTTCGCGTGCTGTACACAATGGCATCTCGCTTCGCGTTGTTCGTCAGTATGACATCAACAACGACCGTATGCCCTGCCGTATTGACGTTCTGTACGGCTACAGCACTATCCGTCCGCAGATGGCTTGCCGTCTCTGGGGCTAACCGCATAACGGCTCCCGGTTCGCCGGGGGCCTCAATTTTGAAAGGAATTTATCATGGCACTTCCTAATGGAGCCGGCGGTTATCAGGTCGGCGATGGTAATCTTACTGAAGCCGTACTGGGCGTTCAGACGGTTCCCGCCACTCTCACTGGCGACACTACCCTGTCGGGCGCTGATATGGCGCTTGGTCTGGTTGTTTGCCAGAAGGCCAGCGACGCGACGCTGACCGTCACCACCGCTACGGGCGCGCAGCTTGACGCTGCTATCCCCAGCGCGAAGGTCGGTTCGTCGTTTGACCTGACCATCACCAACAACAACAACACCGGCTCGTCTTCGACCGTCCCGGTAACTGCCGGCACCGGCATTACCATTTACGGCTCTGTCACTGTGCCGCGCTTCGGTGCGTACACATACAAGTTCGTAAAGACTGGCACGGCGACTTGGTCGGCGTTCCTCAAGTAAGTATAACGGCCCCGGCGCCAGCCGCCGGGGTCTGATTTTCTGGAGGTTCCAATGCCCAATACGAAGCCCATCGGTGTCGCCTACGAAGACCAGTATCTGAACGGCGCCACTATCGAAAACCCGGTCTACACGGCCAAGGGTGCTGCGCTTACGACGCAGCTTACATCAATCACGTCGACTGCGCCGGGTACGCCCGATTACGCAATCCAAGACCTGATTAACACCAGCGCCTATGGTTTTGTAACCAAGGACGAAGGCAACACGGTCCTGTCGGTTATTGCTAACCTTCAGACCCGCGTCGCCCAGCTTGAAAGCCGCTTGCAGGCTTTGGGTCTTATCGCTTAAAGTGGGCGGCCTTCGGGCCGTCCATAAACTATGAGGGTGTTATGTCTGTAATCTATCTTGTCCACCCCGTGCACGGCGCAAAGGTCGCCATTGACGAAGCAGAAGCAGCGCACGACGAAATGTTTGGTTGGGAGCGCTTCGAACCAAAGAGCGCGCCTGTAGCCGAAGAAGCACCTGCACCGGCCCCAGCAGCGCCCCCTGTAGCTGAAGAAGCCCCAGCCGCACCGGTAAATGCTATGCCCGTCATTAAACGTCGCGGGCGCGCCCGCACCGCACCGGAAAGCTAATCCATGACCACAGCCGCCGACCTTATCAACGGTTCGTTACGGCTCTTGGGCGTTCTGGCAGAAGGCGAAGTGCCGTCTGCTGAAACGTCGCAAGACGCTTTGAACGCTATGAACCAGATGATTGATAGCTGGAACACCGAGCGGCTGTCTGTCTTTTCAACACAGGACCAAGTGTTCACATGGCCTGCCGGTCAATTGTCGCGCACGCTTGGGCCGACCGGCGACTTTGTCGGCAACCGCCCTGTACTGCTCGACGACAGTACGTATTTCAAAGACCCCGGCACTGGCGTCAGCTACGGCATCAAATTTATTAACCAGCAGCAGTATAACGGCATCGCGGTCAAGACCGTGACGTCGACCTACCCGCAGGTTATTTTCGTCAACAACACCTTCCCTGACATTGAAATGTTCGTCTATCCGCGCCCTACGCGCGACTTGGAATGGCATTTTATCTCGGTCGAGGAGTTGACGCAGCCGGTCAATCTGGCCACCGACCTGACCTTCCCGCCGGGCTATCTGCGTGCGTTCCGCTATAATCTGGCCTGCGAGATGGCACCGGAGTTTGGTGTCGAGCCTACGCCGCAGGTCCGCCGCATCGCCATGTCGTCCAAACGCAACATCAAGCGCATCAATAACCCGGACGATATCATGTCTATGCCGTACAGCATTGTTGCGACACGGCAGCGCTTTAACGTGTACACTTCGAATTATTGATTGTATTTACTATGTTTTCCGGGCACAAAACCTTTAGTACCTTTAACGGCCCGCAAAAGCCCTTGCGCTTTGTACGCGTCAATAGCGTGCTGGATATTTTCGCGGTGCGTAAGCAACTCAAAATTATCCAGACGATTGTCGGCTCTGTCCAAATTTTTATGATTAATTTCCATCCCTTCTGGGATAGGGCCTATAAACGCTTCCCACATAGCGCGGTGAACGGCTACTTTAGCGTATTTCCCTTCTTTGCAGGGGCTAAAACGAACATAATGGTCGCGCGCAATATGCGTCTTGACGGGCCTAGCGTTGCTGTCGCCGACCCATGTTTTGCCGTGCTTGATATTGAACGCGGTGGTAATACTAGTACCGAGAAACGCGGCCACCGCGCCCAGCGCAGCACCATCGGCGAACATGGCTTTTGCCGTGTCAATCTGTTCGGCGGTAAACAGTTTCCCCCGCGCCACACGCCGTACGCGCGCAAGATTGCTAATTTCGTAAAGGCCTTCGTAGCCGCAAACTGGTTTCCAAATCTCCATACCGTAGACATTAAACCCGTATACGTTGGAGGTCAAGCATGAA